ATTTATTTATAATATTACCTTAAAATTACCATTTGACCTTATGTGACCAATATAAGGCCGACATAATTGTGGGTTTTGGGTTCTGGGCATTATGTCTTGCGTAATAACTTTCTCTTCTTTGCTTTTCTAATTTTGTTCTTGGATTCTTGCCAGCCCCTTTAACTCCCTGCTGTCCAAACCTAATTAATTTAACCTTATCTCCTTCTTTAGCCAGTACAACATGAGAACTTCTGGGGTGGTTTGGAGTTGGTTTTGCTTTATTAACTTCTGTTAAGCCATACTTTTTTAGTTTACGTTCAATCTTTTCTTTTTTACTTAAAGTCATTTGCCTTTTTTCCTCATTGCCATATTATGAGCATCGGTAAAACTCATGCCCTCCCTCATCTTACGTTTCATATAATCCATATGTGCCTTTGTATGACCATGAGCCTTCTGGTGTTTTGCAAGGGTGTTTTTTTGTTTGGTAGTTAGTTTCATAATTACTTCTTTTTTTTGCTTTTAATTCTTTTATTTGCCCTTGCAAGTATATCGGCATCTGCCTTTCTTGCCCCACCATCACCAGTTACAAAACTATCTACTCTACCAAAGGCCCAAGTATTAATATCTACATTTCTTGATCCACTTTGTAACCATGCTCCTTGCCCTCTCCTAAATACAGATTTAAGTTCCCCAAAAGTAAACTTTGAATCTTTTGCTTTATTTTCTAAAGCAGTCACTACTCTTGCACTTAAAGGTTTAGCTTTTGGTGCTTTTTTTACGCTTTTTCCTTTTTTTGGTGACATTTTGTTTGGTGCGTGATTTAGATACAGCCTTTATATCAATATACTCGCCTTTTCTATAAGCTTCGGCAGTTCTTTTGATCTCAGCAGCTTTCGCTGCCTTGTTCTTTGCTCCAGACAGATATTTTTTAGGAACACCTGTCTTTTTATCTTTTGCAACTCGCCTGAACTTTCTAGTCACTTTTTAGATTTTTTCTTAGTTGTTTTAGGTTTTACTTCGCAGTTTTCAACCTTTGGCTTTGACTCATCATAAGTCTGGACTTTGAATGTATATCCCATTACTTTTTACCTCCTTTTTTAATTTTTTTTGTTTTTTTAGGCTTACCGTACATAAGAACAGAAGTAGCTCTTTTTATATTACTTCCTTTTGAGGTTCTTAGCTGTTTTTAAAAATAAAGCTTTTTAACCAACAGCTGTATTATTATTACCAATGGTAATTACCAATAGCTGTGTTCTTGTTAGTCGTTGTATAACCAATAGCAGTATTATGCTCACCACTTGTAGCTGGCAAAAACCTTGCAATAACTATCTTTTACACAAAAAAACCGATTGCTGTATTTCAGTAACCCTTTGTATTTCCTATAGCTGTATTATGTGTACCAATGGTAATTCCTACAGCAGTGTTATGCGTACCATTAGTATTTCCGATAGCTGTGTTTTATCAACCACTTGTATTTTCAATAGCAATATTATTGAAACCAGTTGTACATACTAAAACCCTTGCAAACATTGAGATTTAGAATTTATTACCGATAGCTGTGTTCCTGTAACCAATAGTATTTCCTACAGCAGTATTATTAACACCATTGGTAATTCCTATAGCAGTATTATGTGAACCACTTGTAATTATTTCCTTTTACGTTTGTTTTTGCCCGCTGTAGATAATGCAATCGCAACTGCCTGTGATCTTGACTTACCTTCTTTCATTAACATTCTGATATTGCCAGTGATTGTCTTTTGTGATTTCCCCTTTTTAATTGGCATCTTTGTATTTATCAGCTAACTCTTTTAATGTTAACTCTGTTCCATCTTCACGGATAATTTTTTTTAAAGCATTTGTGGCGTTAAGTTGTTTTGTACCTCTTTTAGGACTCATCAAATAATTGAAATATCTTTTCTTTTTTCCCAACACCTTATCTTGTAAATCAGGATTATCTTTTAACCATGTTGCATAGTTTGTATCTTGAGGAACACGACCTGTTGCACTTGGTCTTGTATTAGGAAAAGCTCTTGCCAAATCATCGTCATCAATAACAGGAACGGTAGTTGATCGGCAGTTAAAATGTTGCGGAGGAACAGGGCCTTGATCATATCTAAACAATTGGCCATCTAACCTTTGACAGATAGAACTTGTCCTTGCATCAAGCGTTGCGACATATTGATACCTTCCAGTAATATCTTTGTTTGCTGCATATACCGCCTGACTTGCTGCATTTTGTACCTGGTTAACAGTTGTTCTTACAACAGTTTGGATTTGTTTGTTTGATAAAAGCATTCCCTCTGAATTTTTTAATGCAGAGTTTAATGCAATTGAATTTTTTGGTTTAGCATTAAATCTAAGGTTTGGCCCTTTAAGCCTTCTTACAATCTTTGGTAAAGACTCGCCTTCTAAAACACCAAGCCTTATTGCTTTTGACAATCTTGAAGCAGAATCTTCAGAAATACCTCTAAATGATTTTCTTACATTTTTTCCGTTTGGTAATGATATTTCTGATCCCCTTTTTGCGGTCAATGCAAACTGAGCAGATCTAAATACACCATCTTTATCACGCAATCGAATAGTTAAAGCAGTCGGATCTTTTGTGACAATAGATTTTGCAAAGTCAGGAGAAACAGCAACTGTATTAACCTGAAACTCCCCTTTTGGTAAAACTCTTTGCAATTGATCTCGAACAAAACCAACTTGAAACTCTGCCAAGTTTTGAAGTTCATCAATCATATAAGCTGCACTTTCATTCTCCCAACCTTTCAAACTATCAACCATTTGTGCCAAGATTGATCGCAGCCTTGCAGTCGTAGTTGGGCTATTACCTTCAAGATCTCTTATTTTTCTAAGAACATCTAAAATTACCTCATTAAACTGACTTGCAATTTGAAACTGAACTTTATTGCTGTACCTGTTCAGATCAATCGCTTCACGGTAGAAAGCTTCTGGAACTGCCATTTACTATGATTCATCAGTTTGGGTTGGGGCTTCCATTTCAATCAATCCACCTGATTGTGTTGCCTCGACTTCTTCCTCAACATCAAAATCATCACCAAGAATTTCTCCACTGCTTAATTGTGTAAGTAATGTCTCCTGACTAATAGTTCCAGCAGTAAATAGTTGTAATAGGCTTTGAATCTCTTGTGGTTCTAATCTTGCAGTAACAAAATCTCTATTTACAAAACTACTGCCTGCATTTGGTTCATTAAGATATTCACTATGAAACTTAAGACAGTTATCAATCAAGTCTTGCATCTGCTGGGCAATGACCATCATTGTGCTGTCATTTTGTGATCTATCAATTCTCTTGGCCTCGGCTGACTCGCCAACTAGCTTTTGACCCAGCACCGCCGCTAGTGAAAGTGTATTTATTTGATCTGCAATATCTTTAAGCCTTGTAAACTGGCTGTCATAACTGTCACCCGATGGACTGACATATTCCATCCTTGATTCAGGTGGTAATGATAATGCTTCATTCGGGCCTGTTGTTATCTCATCTGCGTTTGGATAACCAAAAACTGCAAGCAATGGAACAGAACTGATATGCAAAATATTATCAAGGTCACTTTGTATTTGATAATGCTTGAGGTTTAGTTCTGCAATGTCATACAAAGGGCTGCGTGATTCATACATTCCCACCCTGTTTGAATAAGCAATAGAAAAAGGAATCTTGTCCTTTATGCTCATCTCTCCCTCATCATGTAATTTATATTCACCCTTGTTGTTTTTTCTATGAATTTCATATCGACCAGGCTCAAGCACTCTGATCTGCTTAACAACCTTTTCTCCATACTTTCCATCAGCTTCAACAACCTGTTCCATCAATCGCAATTGAGTTAATTTTCTTACACCATCAATAATATCTGTTCTCCAACCAAGAATATCTTTAGGTGCATATGTTACCCAATATGGCCTTGCCTTTTCTCCATCTTTCGGTGCGTCAACTAAAACACCAACATGGCCAAAAGAAATCGCAACCCTAGCCGTCTGATATAACCAGACATTAAGATCATTACCTTCAAGGTCAACGTCAAATAACTGCTCTCTAACTAAATCAGATACATCATCAAGTCTGATAGGTTTTCTGACCAGCATACCGCTTAACATTTTCTCGATACGCTGCAAATATGGAACTACTGTTGACCTACTTAATCTAACGTCATATGAATCATCAGTTTCCCTGCTCTCCTGTGGGAGGTATTTTCTATGTTCACTCCTGATCTTGTATGTTCCCTCTTTCAAATCTTCAACCAAACCCCAGAAATTTGCCATCCTCTGGTAGGCAGCATTAGGACTTGCAACCGTTGTAGGAGCTAGTGTTACAGGCTGATTGTAAATATTCAGAG